CCCGCGTGGGCTAGACTCCGCCGCCGGTGCCCCGGTGTCCTGTGCGTTACCGTCATCCCCGCCCGCGTGGGCTAGACACCAACATATAGGCGCGAGGAGTGCAAACAGCACTTTATGTAGCGTTGTGCTACACCTGCGATTGATGGTGATCGCAAATTTCAAAGAACTTGTTAAATCTACTTCACAAGAGCAAGAGCAAGAGCATTCTCATATTTTCTTGCGTTTAGAGTCTCTTTCATTGCCCGGCATGTTGAATTTGACATCGTAGAAAAAGCCCTGGCAAACTCAGCGTCTCGCTTTCCTTCCCGAAAACCTCCACGTTCTACTGTCAATTCTTCGAGAAGCGTCTCGCCATAACTGCTGATTTTAACTGACATAATCCAACTCCTTTAAAAATTTGTTATTTGATTTGCACGCCCGGCTCAGTATATACCGGTTGTGCGTTTGTTCGTTGTATTTCGGATAGTGCCGTCGCCTGCTTCCGTGGTCAACTTTACGACACCTCGGCTCACAGAATTTTTGACGTGGTGTTTTAGGCTTAAACAATTTACCGCAGTGCATACAAGTTTTCCACATTGTCATATCTCATATTGATAGTCAACACCGTAGTCCATATTACATTAATATACTCTATTACTATAGTAAAGTGTAGAATTATTTTAAATATTTTTTGTTGAATAAAGCCCGAATTTAGTATATATTATGTTTATGGACAAATCTGTACCTATATCGGTACTTAATTGTCCATACCGGACGCTTCGGGCTGATCCCCTGAACGTACTAAAAAGGCCAACATGCGGCATGTTCGTGTGTTGGCCTTTTTTATTTCCGGAAAGGAAACCACAGTGTTTCGAGCCACAAAAAAATCGTTTTATTTAGTTGTCAAGGAGCTTTTTCTTCTTGTCGGTGCTGCCTTATTTGTCTTCGGTTGTTACCTCATATATCGTCAAGCTGGTTACATCGTAGCCGGATTAATTTTAATTTATCTCGGTTGGCCTACGAATAAAAAAGGCGGTGATTGATGCCATTCCTCACCGATTTACTCACTGAGAAAAGGGATTTAGTATCAGGCATGAAAAATGCTATGCCTTTGCTCGTGAATGTTTTCGGGGGAATGGACACCGCTTCAGGTAAAAACGTAAATGAAAATGTTGCCCTAAGTTTAACCGCGGTGTATTCCTGCATTAAAATTATTGCATGGAACATGGCAAGCCTGCCGGTGATTACGTACAAATCCCTTGAACCTCGCGGCAAAGAGCGGGACAAAAAATATTACCTTTACAAACTGCTTCACGATGCCCCGAATGAGGTACAGACTTCTTTCGAGTGGATATCTTTAATGAGTGTCCATCAAAATCTATGGGGAGCCGGGATTTCCGAAATAGAATTTGATGGGAATGGAAACCCCATTGCGCTTTGGCCGCTTCCTCCCTGGCTTGTCACTCCAAAAAAAATAAAAGATTCTCGGCAACTGGTTTATGAAGTTGATGTCGAAAACAAAAAATATACCCTGCGATCAAATCAGGTTGTTTGTTTTCGCTCTCTCGGTACCGGCATGTATGACAATTGGATGTCGCCTATAGCAATTCACCGGGAAACGATAGGCGCGGCCCTGGCAGTTAAGGAATTTGGAGCCAAAACATTCGGGCAGGGAACCAACCCGTCAGGTATAATCGAAATGGCTGGAGCGATTAAAGAGGGCTCGGAAGATTCCCTTAGAAAAAAACTCGGCCAATATTCCGGCCTTGGCGGTAGCCACAGATTGATGTTACTCGACAACGGAATGAAATTCAATCGTATCGGCATTCCCCCAAAAGATAGCCAGTTTTTAGAATCAAAATCTTTTGACATTGCAGAGATAGCCAGAGTTTACAATATCCCGCTTCATAAATTGCAGGAGCTTTCCAAATCAACTAGCTTCGGAAGCGGGATCGAGGAAATGAATCTAGATTTTGTATCGTCAACGCTGCGCCCATATCTGGTACAATGGGAACAAGAGATTAAAAGAAAACTAATATTTGACGAACACTTTGTAGAGTTTCTTGTAGCCGGTTTACTGCGCGGGAAATTGACAGAGAGATACAACGCATATAAAACCGGACAAAATACCGGGTTTATATCACCTGATGATATACGAGAATTTGAAAACATGAATCCAATTCCCGGAGGAATCGGCAATGTTTATATGGTGCCTCTCAATATGCAAGCGTTAGAATTTGCAAAGGAAAAAAAAGAACCTGCTCCCGCACCTGCACCTGCTGATGAAGGCACTGATGACAATGGTAATGTTGACGATAATAACAATGTTGACGATACAGTAAAACCAAAAGAAGAAGACGACGAAGGAGGCGACGATGCCACTGCTTGAAAAGAGAATGATTGAAGTTGACAACATAGAGGTTAGGACTGAGGGGGAGAGCAAACAAAACCACGTAACCGGGTACGGTATAATCTACGACAAAGAAGTAGAAATATTCCCCGGCTTCCGTGAGAAGATTCGGAAGGGCGCTTTTTCCGAGCACATACAATCCGGTGCGGAAATAAAATCATTCTACAATCACGATGCGAGTCAGGTACTTGCTACTACGCGGAGTAACCCTATTCTTTATCTTGAGGACACTGATAAAGGATTGCGCTTTAAGGCCCCGATACCTCCGACAACATACGGTAATGATTTAATCGTTAATCTCGAAAGGAAAAATGTTCGTGGTTCCTCTTTTCAGTTCAACATAGCGGACGAAGGGGAAATACTTACAATTGACGAAAAGGGAACAATGCACAGGGAGATTACAAAAGCAATCTTGTACGAAATAGGCCCTGTAACCAATCCGGCTTATGCGTCAACGACCGCATCACTCCGGGACGCGGAAGAATCATACAATGAATGCAAAACAAAAATGGAAAAACGGGAAAGCGAAAAAGCGGCAGATCGTGCTGAGACTGAAAAGTGTATCACGGCACGGCTTTTGTCTCTGAGAAAAAACAAACTTTCTCTTTACATATAGAAAATAAATTTTATCCCCAAAGAAGGAGCCTTTATGGCAAAGGATGTAATGAAAATGAAACGCGAACGTCAGGCTATCGTCACTCAAATGAGGGCGCTGCTTGACTCCGCAGAGAAACGCGACGACAAAAAACTGACCTCCGAAGAGGAAACACGATACGGAGAACTTAACAGCCAGGTCAATGCTGCAACTGTTGACATTGAACGCGAAGAAAAGTTGCAAGCCGAGGAAAACAGAAATGTACAGAATCCTCCTCCTGGCCCGAATGAATTCCGGGCATTCGGGGATTTTTTACAGGCGGTACGGTGGGATCATGGAAATTCTGCGTTACAGGCCCGCGATGTTAACGGAAAAGAAAAACGCGATCTGTCAATGGGTAATGGCCCGTCCGCTGGTTTTCTCGTTCCTGAGCAGTTTGACACAACGATTCGCCAGGTTGAACCGGGAGCCGCAATTTTCAGACCGCGTGCGATGGTTATCCCTGCAGGCAGCCCTCCCGATTCCGCTATCAACCTGATTGCCCTTGACCAGTCAGGGACAAAGGGCGTGTATTCCGGCGTCACCGTGACATGGATAGCCGAAGGCGGCGCCCGTGGTGATGCAGGTGATCCGACAATCAGACAAATCAAAATCCAGCCCAACGAGGTCTCTGGTTATATCGATGTTACTGACAAGCTGCTCAATAACAGTGCGGCAGCCGGGGCGTTGATTGAGAAACTTCTGCGCGGTGCGATTATCGGGTCAGAGGAAGCGGCTTTCTTTTCCGGTGACGGTATCGGTAAGCCTCTTGGACTTAACGGACATTCTTCGACAATCCTTTACACCCGCGCGGGCGCTACCGCGATATCCTATGCCGATGTTGCCGGAATGTATGCTCGTGCAAAGTTCGGCGGGAGCTATGTATGGATAGCCTCACAGACCGTTCTGCCGCAGCTTATGGCGATGGTTGATGCTGGCAGTCATGCAATATGGCAGCCGAACGCACGCGAAGGCGCTCCGGGGACGTTGCTCGGTATCCCTGTTGTGTTCAACGACCAGTCTCCTGTACTTGGTCAACAGGGCGATCTTGCTTTGGTTGATTTGCAGTACTACGCAATCAAAGACGGTTCTTCTCTGGCTATGTTCATGGATCCATACACCCAGAAGGTAAACGGAATCACCAGAATTTACGCTTTTTGG